GAGGCGATCGGCAGCAAAAAAACGTCGCAACATGCAAAGGGCCAGGCGGTTGACTTTGAGATAGCTGGTGTTCCAAACATTAAGACAGCTTACTGGCTGTCTAATAACGTAGACTTTGATCAATTAATCTTAGAGTTCTATAAAAAAGATGATCCAGCTGGTGGCTGGGTCCACGTGTCTTACAATGAAAAAGGTGCGAACAGAAAACAGATTCTCACTTTCGATGGCAAACATTACGAAAATGGTTTACCAGACATGAAGTGGAAAGACGGCAAAGTCGTAGAATAAAAAATTCCAGCGCGCTACGCGTACGAGTCCTACATTTTCTGAGATTAAATCCAAGCTTTTAGCTCTTCACCCATAATTTGAGTAGCTATGTTTACTTTCTTACGTAAAGCTTTAACGATTCTTTCATCAACAGTATCTTCACATAATATGTCGATATAGGTCATCGGTTTTTTCTGTCCAATCCTATCAATCCGTGCTTCTGATTGTTTACGTTTTTCTAGGTCATAGCCATTAGAGTAATAGATCATGGTACTAGCGCCTGTTAGGGTAATTCCATATCCACCGGTTGCCGGTGTTCCAACAAAAAATCTAACCTTATCATCATTCTGAAATTTATCGATATTGGCTTGTCTTTCACTTTGAGGGGTTAAGCCAAAATAGTCAACACAGCACCCTTCTCCAAATTCTTTAGTTAAGGCGGCAATAATCTGAGTTACGTCATATTGATAATGAGCCCAAATAACGGCTTTTCCCTCTATTTCGTCAATAACATCAATCAGCTGATTGAGTCTATTATTAGGAATTGCTTGAGTTACGCCATCATCAGACTTAAAGTGACCACAAGTGATTTGATGAAGTCTCATTAATTGAGTCAATGCACTAGCTGTAGTAATAACTTTACCATTGAGTTCAGCAAGGGCTAATTTCTTCATTTGTTGGTATACTTTTTGTTGATCACTTGTTAAACTAATAACCCTTTTCATAAACGTTTTAGGGGGTAGGTCCAAACAATCATCTTTTAATACTCTATAAGAAAAAGCTTTTAACATTTCAGTAATCTCCTCTAAATTTTTATATCCAACCACAACATCTACTTTTCTCCCATTAAAGTATTGGGTTTTCATGATCGCATACCTAGTTCTAAAGGTATAATAAGAACCATGTTCTAATAGATACTCATCTAAAAACTCGCATTGCTTGTATAAGTCTAAGGGACTTTTTGTCACAGGGGAACCTGTTAGGATTCTCCTATACTTTGCAAGTTTTCCTAATGCTACAATATTCTTAGTTCGTTTAGCCCCAGGATTTTTAATCGTTGTAGACTCATCAATAGCCATATAGGTATTATGGGAATTTAAAAATCTAGCCGCAAAGTCTACTCCTTTTTTAGTACTGAATGCTTCAACATTCATTATGAGAATGTGAAGATCATGACCGGTTGCAAATAAAGTATCTAATGCTTTCTGTTGTTTTTGATTAATCATTGCTTGCCATAAAACCGTTGTGGGGTTTATATGTTCAGCTAAATGGTCAGGTATTTCTTGAGAATACCAGTTTTTGTATACTCCTTTTGGAGCTATAATTAAGGCACCATTAATTTTGCCATTATCATAGAGCATAGCTATATTATCTATGGCAACCTTTGTTTTACCGGTTCCCATTTCCATAAAGTATGCAAATACTTTTTTATTCCACGACTTTTCCAACGCAGTCAATTGATGTGCGTAGGGCTTTGTTTTAAATTTATATTTCATATTTTCTACTTTCTAGTTGACAATATAAAGACTTATCTCTATATTGTCAAGCATGAAAGAAAAAGCGATAGTATACGTAGTCCAAGAAATACCAGGCACCCGTGACGGTAGGCCTAAGATTAATATTATGGGGGCTCAAAAATATGGCGATATAAAAGTCCTATTAAGAGAAGACTCTCAAATTATTTTTAGTCCAGGTCCAGTAATTTTTTCTTTGCGAAGTAAATTAAAAAACTTTACAGAAAATGATTACTTACTACTTACAGGGGATCCGGCAATTATTGGAGTTGCATGTTCTGTTGTCTCAGATATAACAAGTGGTAAATATAATTTGTTAAAATGGGACAGACAAGAAAGTACATACTATCCAATTAAAATAAATCTATATGAGAAAGGAGAAATAGATGAGTAAAGAAAACCTAACACAACAATTTGTGGAGGATGCTCCACAACAAGTAAATGAAATAGCTAATGTAAATACATTATCTAGTCATGTTCTATCTCTACAATCTTTAGAAGACGAAATCGAAAGAGACGAAAAACTTTTAAAGGATAAAAAAGAAAGAGCAGATAAAATTTCAGCTGAAGTGATTCCGGAGATAATGGAATCTATGAAATTAAAAACTCTTAAACTTCAAGATGGTTCAGCCATAGAAGTAAAAGAGATTTATAGCGCAACGATTCCTGTAGCAAACAGGGAGGGCGCTTATCAATGGCTTCGAGATAACGACTTGGGTGACTTAATTAAAAATGAAGTCACTGTTTCCTTTGGTCGTGGCGAAGATAACAAGGCTAATGAGTACGCAAGCCTTGCAAAGAGTAATGGATATCAACCTTCACAAAAACTGAAAGTTGAACCGATGACTCTAAAAGCAGTGTACAGAGATCGAGTTGAGAAAAATCAAGACTTGCCTTCTGAACACTTTAACCTGTTTAAGGGAAACAAAACAAAAATAACAAGGAGCAAATAACATGTCACAAGAGACAAGCAACAACGTTACGACACAAAAAGAAGGTAACTTACCAGCAAAGATTGATTTTATCAGCGATGCTGGAGCAGGACTTGAGAATATTGATAAAGACGATTTAGCTTTACCATTTCTTAAGTTATTACAAACAGGTTCGGATGAGACTAAAAAGAAACATGCGAACTATGTTGAAGGAGCAGAAGCTGGAATGTTCTATAATACAGTTACAAAAAAACTGTATAATGGAGAAAAAGGTATTGAAGTAATACCTTGTTTCTACAAATTAACATTTCCAGAATGGGCACCTTTCGAACGTAAGGAAGGTAGACCTGTGAGTCCTGATAGAGGTCCAGAAGTTTTAGCTAAAACTAAAAAGAGTTCTTCAGGAAAAGATGTTTTGGATAATGGTAATGAAATTATCAAAACAGCTAATCACTTTGTTATCATCAACGGAGAGAAACCAGAAAAAGCTTTAATGGCTATGAAATCTACTCAATTAAAAGTGAGTAGAGGTTGGAACTCTTTGATGCAGGATCAGTTTGAAAGCGATCCTAAAACAAATAAAAATGTTCCTGCGCCTATGTTTTCTAGAATTTATAAATTAAATTCTGTTGAAAACTCTGGCAGTTTTACTTGGCACGGATACAGAGTATCTTTGTTAAGAAAAGTGGATAATGCATCTGTCTATCAGATGGCTAGAGAATTCCATAACTCTTTAAAACAAAGTAGCGCTGCAGCAGAAACAAAAGAAGAAACTAATTATTAGTTTTTCTCTTGAGAAAATAGGGCGAGGGAAGCGAGAGTGGAACTCGCCCGAACACTGGGATCGTTATGGAAAAAGAGTTTATAGAATTATTTAAAGGATATGAAGGGGATTTTGGCATGGCTGACATGTCAAAGACAGAATTAGACTCTGAAAAAAATAAAATAAAACCGAATTATGAATGGGCAGGTAGACCTGTCACTAATGATGATTATAGAAATCATTTACAAGGAAAAAAATCAATTGGAATCCAACCATGCAGAATAGATAAAACTGCACAATTTGGATGTATAGATGTAGATCCACCAGATTATGGGTCATTTAAAGTAGAAAACTACTTAGCATTATTTCAACAATATAAATTACCATTAGTACCTATACTCTCTAAGAGTGGTGGCTTACATTGTTATATCTTTTTAAAAGAACCAATACCAACAGTGGATTTGATAGAAGCCCTAAAAGCTTTTCTGCTTCCACTGGGATTAAAACCAACTACCGAGGTTTTTCCTAAACAGAAAGAATTACAGAAGGATGACAAAGGAGACGTAAAACCAGGGAACTTTATTAATCTTCCTTACTACAACAACGGACAATCTAACCGATATGCTATAGATAAGAATAATTCTAAACTATCCGTAGAACAATTTATTAAATATGCCAATGAATCTAAAATTGATAAAGAAACTTTAGATAAACTTGTTGATGAAACTCATACAAATATTTTATTAGGAACTAACACTGAATTTGATGATGGTCCACCTTGTTTAGCCCTATGTTCTAAAACTAAATTAGATGATGGCAG